GAGCTTTAATTGGTATTACAACTGCTGCTGGACAGACACTAGCTGGTAACTTAGCATTAAGTTCTACAAGTGGCACTGCTACAAACGCTGCTGTTTCTGGTACAGAAATAGTAGGTGCGGGTGTGACATCATTCAATGAGCAGTTAAGTGCTACACAATCAATTACAGAGATTGATGTTAATTTCAACGACACTGCTGGTAACTATCACATCTTTGTACCAAATATAACTGCCGCAGTAGCTAACGTACACTTATATGCAAGAGCAACAACTACAGTTAATGCTGATATAACTGCTGGAAGATTCACAGTTGAATTAGAATACTCTGTATATTAATAGGAGTGTAAAATGGCAACAAGATCTGACGTAAAAGCATTTAATGTGAATCAAGGAGATGCTGCTGCTTTGATAGGACCTTCAAGGTCAAGGATAAGACAGATAGTAGTGTTTGGTAATTCAGCAGGTGCTCTTACTATAACAGATGGTGATGGTGGAAGTAATTTAATAGTGCAAAGTTTTCCAACTGGATTACACACTCTTAATATTCCAGATAATGGTATATTAGCAGAGAGTGGTGCATATTTATCTGCCTTCACTGGTAGTGGTAACAAGTTAACTGTATTTTTATCGTAATGGCTAGAAAAGCAGACAAACAGCCTCCAAAAACTAAAAAGTATTTCCGCTCCACTAAGTCTGGAGCGGGAATGACTAAAGCAGGTGTTGCTCGATATAGAAGAGAAAACCCTGGGAGTAAATTAAAAACAGCTGTTACTGGCAAAGTTAAAAAAGGTAGTAAGGCTGCAAACAGACGCAAATCCTATTGTGCAAGATCAGCAGGGCAAATGAAAAAGTTCCCTAAAGCTGCAAAGAACCCTAATAGTCGTTTGAGACAAGCTAGAAGAAGGTGGAAGTGCTAATGAATATAAAGGAGATAGCAACAGGCGTATCTATTGTTTTGTTTGCAGGTGCTATTGGATGGACTATGCAAACTCTCATTGAGGTAGATAAAAGAACTGCTATTATGGCAGAGAAAGTTTCTGAAAACCATAAGATGATTAAACCTTTATGGGAAGACTTTATAAGAAGGAGTAAACCAAATGACAATCTTGCGAAGCTCGATGACGAAACAGATAGCAAAGCCTGGTTCAAGTGGAAGTAAAAAAAGAAAAACAAAAAGAAAAACAAATTATAAAAGGAAGTCCAGTTAAATATTGCCTAGACTGTGGTCACAGAAAATGGTCGTGTAGATGTTATAGGGTTTCTGGAATTGAGGAGTTAAGACATGCCAAAAGACGCTTGTTATCACAAAGTAAAAGCAAGATATAAGGTTTTTCCATCAGCATATGCATCGGGAGCCATTGCCAAATGTAGAAAAGTTGGTGCGGCAAATTACGGAAACAAGAGTAAAAAGAAAAAAGATGGTGGACTTTTAGATGCTATAAAAAATGTTAAAGATAAACAGGCTGTTATCAAAGCATCAAATGGTAAAGCATATAGAAAGAGAAAAACAAAAAATCCTAAAATTGCTAGAGGCTGTGGGAATGTTTTAAATGAAAGACGTAAAAAAACAAAGATTACATAATGGCAGTTAGAAAAACAAAAAAAGGTTTAGCCTTAAAGAGATGGTTTAAGGAGGATTGGAAAGATGTTAAAACAGGCAAGGCTTGTGGTCGGAAGAAAGGTGAAAAAAGGGGTACGCCTTATTGCCGTCCTACTAAGAGAATATCGAAGAAAACTCCGAAAACTGCTTCGGAGATGACTTCTACTGAAAAACGTAGTAGAATAAGGCAGAAGAATAAATTAGGTCAACCAGCAGGTGCACCTAGAAGAGTTAAATCACTTAAAAGAAGGAAAAAATAATGGGAAAAATGAATGCAGGACTAAAAGCTTTTTTAGATAAAAAGAATAAAAAGTCAATTAAAAAAATGGGTGGCGGAGCCATGATGAAAAAGCCTGTAAAAGCAAAAATGGGTAAATCTATGAAAACTAAAAAGATGAAGTAAAATGGCAACTTCAAACTCAAGAGATTTTGACTTAGATGTAGGTGAGATTATAGAAGAAGCCTATGAGCGTTGTGGTTTAGAATTAAGAACTGGTTACGATGCAAAAACAGCTAGACGTTCTATGAATCTTATGTTTGCTGATTGGGCAAATCGTGGATTAAATTTGTGGACTGTAACACAAGATACTAAAGCTGTTACTTCTGGTACAGCAACCTATACCTTTGATGCTACTCATGTCGATCTCTTGGAGGTTGTTTTAAGAAATAGTAGTAATACAGATTTTACTCTTACTCAAATGAGTAGAAATGAGTATTTAACTATTCCGAACAAAGCATCTACAGGTCAACCTAGTCAGTATTTCTTTGACAGACAAGTAACACCAACTATAACTTTGTGGTCTACACCAGACACTTCTTATACTCTTGTTTATTATTATGTAAGACGTATTCAAGATGCAGATGCTTTGATTAATACAACTGATGCTCCTTTTAGATTTTTACCATGTGCTGTTGCAGGACTTGCTTATTATCTAGCAATGAAGAGAGCACCAGAAAGAGTACAACTATTAAAAGCCGTATATGAAGAAGAGTTTCAACGAGCAGCAGCCGAGGATGCAAACAGCACACCTTTAAAACTAACACCTAGTATGACTTATTACACATATTGATATGGCTAGATACGCAACAGGAAAAAAAGCATGGGGATATTCAGATCGATCTGGTTTTCGTTATCGTTTACGAGAAATGAGAAAAGAATGGAATGGATTAAAAGTAGGTCCAGATGAGTATGAAGCCAAACATCCACAGTTAGAACCTAATTATCCAGGCCCAGATCCTACGGCATTGTATGAACCAAGACCTAATCAAGACACAAACTTAACTGCGTTTGTAGTGTACACAAATGCTGGAGATGGTATAATAGGTAAAAAATTGAAAAATTTTACGGCTACAACTAGTCTTGGAACAGTGACAGTGAGTACATCATGAGTTTTACATTAACAACATTAAAACAATCAATACAAGATTGGACAGAAAATGATGAAACAACTTTTGTTAATGAAATAGATTTTTTCATAAAAAATGCAGAAGAAAGAATATTCAAACTTGTTGATTTAGATTATTTTAGAAAAAATGTTACTGGAACAATGACAGCTAGTAATAAGTTTTTACAAAAACCATCTGACTATTTAGCAACTTATTCTTTGTCTTATGTAAATGCCAGTAACGAAAATGTTTTTCTTCTTCAAAAGGATGTAAATTTTCTTCAAGAATATACTGCTGATCCAACATCAACTGGGTCTCCTATTTATTATGCATCTTTTGATGTAGATAATTTTATAGTTGCTCCAACTCCTAGCACTGGTTTTGCAGTAGAGCTACATTATTATTACAGACCCGCATCACTTACAACAGATGATTCTGGAAGTACATGGATAAGTACAAATGCTCCAGATGCACTTTTATATGCATGTCTTGTAGAAGCATATACTTTTATGAAAGGTGAACCTGACATACTTCAACTATATAACAGTAGATTTGGTGAAGCTATCCAAAGACTAAAAGGATATGCAGAAGGTCAAGAAAACCTAGATTCTTATAGAAGAGGTCTACCTACCAAATAAATTGACTTTTAATGTTCAATCCTTATATTATCAAACATGGAAAATAAAAGTATAGCTATCGTTGGATTAGGTAATAGTGCTTCAGAGTATATTTTAGCTAAAACCAGAAGTGAAAAGTTTGATGAAGTCTGGGCAATAAACGCTATGTCTGGTGTTATATACCATGACAAATGTTTTATGATGGATCCTCCTTCAAGATTTTTAGATACACCTAACGCTGGAAAACAAACTAATATAATGGCAGATAGGTTAAAAACAAAGATTAATGTTCCTATTTTTTCGTGTACATTAGATGAAAGATGTCCAGATGTTGTTGAATATCCATTACAAAAAGTTTTACAAAAAACTAAATATGCATATTTGAATAACACTGTTGCTTATGCACTTGCCTACGCAGTAGCAGAAGAAGTTTCAGACTTACATTTATATGGAATAGATTTTACACATAAAGCAGTTAATTTTGCAGAAGCAGGCAGAGCTTGTTGTGAATTCTGGTTAGCTATAGCCGTATCTAAAGGAATAAAACTTCATATAGCCAACAGTTCTTCTTTATTAGATACTAATACTCCAGAAGATCAAAAATTATATGGTTATCATAGGCTAGACGATCCACTGGTTTCAACAACAACTCAAGGTGAAATGTTAATAACTAAAAAATCTAAATTAGATCCACCAGAACCACTAGATGCAACACCTAATATAATTGGTAGAGAAGACATACCTGGTATAACATACGAGGAGAAAAAAGATGTTTAATGTAGGAGTATCACAAGCAGGGAAAGTAAATGTAATGACTTCAGATAAAGGTGGTTTATCAAACGAACAATTGGCTGATTTGGCAGTTGATAAAATAGTTAGTATA